ATCTTCTTCAAAATATAATCCTAAATCAGAATATTCTTTATTTAATTCTTTTCTATCTACACGATCTATATTGTTTTTAAGAGAATCTCTTTGAGCTTGTAAAACACTACGATAAGTTCCTATAGAAGATATTGGATTAAAGTTCCAGTTTTCACCAGCAACTGCACCTAAAGTTTCTCCTAAAGTAGTTGAATATCTATCGTAACCATTTTCTTGAGCTGTAGCATCTGTCGCTAATGAAAAACCTAATTGTGCCATATTATTCTGTTAGTTTAAATTTCTTTAAATAATCTGTTAAACTTGTTCCATTTGAATCTTTTGGATTATATTTACCATTTGATTCTAAAAATTTTCTCATTCCTGTTTTGCCACCTAAATGTGCTACAGCGACTAAACCATTAAGTGTTACTAACACTCCGTTAATTTCTTGACCTATATAACTGTCTAAACCTTTAGAATTTATTTCAGAAACAATATCATTTGTATGCCAATTAAAAACTTCATCTTGCAATTCTTTACTTGCTAAAAATTCTTTTTTTGTAAATTCTATTCCTTTTGCATTTTTAAAGTCTTGAAGTCTAGCATTGCCAAATTGATATGCACCCATATAACCTTCTGAATTTACTACCATATAATTACCAGAACTTTCGGATTGTTTCATTGCAAATTGAAAATTTTTATCAGCAGAAACTAAACGTATTCTATCATCTATAGCTAAAGAAGCTATATCATCATCGCTTGGTATTATTGATTTTTTAAGTTGCATATTCATTTGAATGTCAGTTCCCGGAAGTGTGTAATCTTCAAAAGAATCAATTCTAAATTCTAAAAATTCATCATTTGCATTTTGTATAGGAGAAAAAGCACCATCTGCTAAAACAATTCCATAAATTAAACTTTCTCCATTAGCGGTATTTCTCCATTCACCATTTTGTAAATTAACATTAAATTGTTCTGTAATTTCTAAATTATTAATTTTTTCATTTGCAGAACCAAAAGGTACTGCTTTAAATTCTGATAAATAATGATCTTTAATAACAGTAGCTTTATTTATAACTGCATCTACTTGACTTTGATTTAATCTTTTTCCATTAAGAATAACAGGAACATAGTAAGTATCTTGAATTTCAAAACTGTTTGTTATTAAAGCTATAGCTTTTTTTCTTGCTACATTTTCATTAGTGCCATTTACAAACATATCATTCAAAGTATAATAAGCTAATGTCTCAACAATATTATCCATCTTATCTGCTGCAATAGAACTATTTTCTCCACCATTAAGAGCAATTATATTTTCAAATGCTTTAATATCTTTATCGCTTCTAATAGCATTTCTTAATGTGTTAAACTTAAATGCTTGGTCATTATCTTTACCAAATTGTTTTAATTTTTCTTTTTCCTTATCATCATCAAAACTTAAAAAGATTTTAGTAATATTTGGATTATTAAAGTATGAAGATAGTTCGGCAGTAGTTGGTAAACCAGCATCTAGTAATTGTAACATAGCTGCTGAATTATTATCTCCAAACTGTTGATCTAATGTTTGTAGCATTGCTACTCTCGTATTTTGATCTCCGTTTTGATAATTAATAACCCATTGATCCGCACTATCTTTAGTCATAACTTTTACATTATAAGACGGCACACCCAATGCTATTTGTGCTTTAACTAATCTATTAGCTAAATCTTGATTCATTTGATTAACTAACTTGGGATTAGTTTCATTAGCTATCTCTGCTGCAAAATTTTTTATGGCATCATTAGTTTGTAATACAAATAAAGCAGCATCTTCTGATAACATTTTAATTCTTGTTTCAACAATCTTGTTATAATATTTTTTCTTGTTTTGACCTGTAATAAAATCTATAGTTTTAGATTCAACCTGCGTATCTATTTCTTTAAAGATAGTTTCTTGAGAAGAAGCTAAATCTTTACTTTGTACTGAATTTAAAATTTCGGTATTTTTAATTGTTTTATCTATTACCTTTAATTGATTCTTCATTTGAATTATAGTTTCTGGCGGTAATATTTTTTTAGCAAACTCTAAATCAAACTTTACTGGTTCTTTACCTAAAGCTGCTGCGGCAGTATAATTTTTCCACTCCATTTCAATCTGAGGAATTAAAATACCTTTTGCATTTAGAATTAATTTTTGTCTTTTTTCTATTGGTATATTAGAATAAAGTTTACTATCTTTATTAGTTAATTCTTTAAAAGCTTCTTTTGGATTATCTCCAATATCTTTATTAGCTTGAAAAGTTTCAATAGTTCCGGGAATAGCATTAATAATTTCCTGTAGTTTAGGATATGGTATGACACCAGAATAAGCATCAGTATATAATTTAGTTAAATCAGTTTGTAAAACACCATAATCAAAATTATTATCTTTTCCTAAAATAGCTTGAGATAGTAAATGATTTTCTTTTATTTCAATTTCATTACTTAATTGTTGAAAAACATTTTTATTAATTTGTGCTTCAACTCTATAAATGCCTTTTTGTACTTCAGTTAAAGCATTGTTTGTAAACAAAGTTCGACTACCACCATTGCTAGCTTGTAATTTATATTTAGAAATTAAAGCATTAGATTTTTCTTTATAGTAAGCATTAGCTGCTTCTTTATTTGTACCTAAAACTTTATCATTAATAATATAATCATTAACTTCCTGCATATCTCTAATATAATTATTTTCTAATCTAAGTGCTTCTGATCTATTTTGTGTATTAGTTTCTTCAACGGCTTTGTTTACAACATAATCAGTTAGGGGTGAAACAGCATCAACTAAATTGTTAGATAAAGGAATTCGTAAATCTGATTTAACACTTCCAACTTCTGCTATAGGTCTTGCTTGAGATGTGAATGTAGGTATCTTTGGCATTATTGATCTGCTCCCGGTAATGGACTAGGATACTTGCTTCTATCTCCAAAAGGAGATTTAGGTGTTCTACTAAAAATAGATTTGTTTCCCAAACTACTCATGCTTAATAAATTTGCACTTGTTTTTGCAATAGTTCTAATTTGTGATAAACGTGCAGCATTTCTAGCGACTTGTCCTTCTATTCTTGCAAATGTTGCTTCTTCCATTTTTCTAGCAACATTAACATCAGCATTATATCTTGTAATTTTATTTTGCATTACAGCTTCTATTTTATTAGCTTCTTTAATTCTTGCTCCAGAACCACTATCTATTACAACACCAGATTTTGATAAACCAACATCTACTTCTCCTTCTTTTTTTCTAAACTCTAGGTCAAATCTTGCAATGTCAAATGTAGCTTGGTCATTAATTTGTACTGCTTCGTTTTTTAGGACTTCTTCTTTTCTATTTGCTACTTGTTGATTGTATTTACCAATAGCACCTTGTTGTTGATATTGTATTACTCCTAATGTTCCTACTACTGCTGCTTTCCAACCCATTAAAATAACCTCGCATACATATATTGATCTGATCCGTCAAATCCCCATTTTCTCATTAAACCTTCTCTTTCTAAACCTAGCCACTCTGCAAATCTAATGCCTTGTTTAAAGTCTTTCCTAATGCCTGTTTGTACTCTTTGTATATTATGTTCTTTTGCAACTCTAGCAAAATCTTTTTTAATAGCTCTCGCTGTGGCTAAAGGATATTTCCACATTTCATTTGTAGCAATAACCCAACCTTCAGCAACTTGACCCCAAACCATTTTCATGCCTGCTGAAAATATAGGTGTATTATTTATTAATCCTGTAAAAGCTAAATTTTTTTGTTCTAAATTTTTAGCATCACCTTCTAAAGTTATAAATTCAACATCACTTTCTAAAATTTTATAATTAGCTTGGCAAGAAAAGATAAATCTTCCATGTTCAAAAGTATAAGGAACTATATTTAATTTATTAATCATTGGTTTGTAAATCCGGGTATAGTGATAATATAGTTAAAGGTAAAGGTTGAGTTTGTCTAACAAAAATAAAACCATCAGTATCATAATTACCTCTAAACTCTACAGTTTTATCTCCTGTAAAAACAGGTATACCTTCATCCATAGGATCAGATGATGTTCTAAATGGTATTCTTTCCATGTTACTTAAAGATTCTCCAACCTCAACGCCAACAGATTCATATAATCTAATTGTAATTTCGTATATTCTTTTTGTTTTAGCTTGTGATGTTCCATTCTGTGAACCAGCATCAAGTCTCATTGTTTGTAATATTGATTTGTAAGCTAAACCTATTTTTACATTAGTTGCTGAACGATCTAATGTAACTGAACCACTTGATACTGTTTTATCAGGATGTGTTGCACCATCTGCTAATATAGAAACTGTTTGTCCTTCAAGGTGATCTAAACCTGACATAGTTGTAGCAGCTGCACCACTATAAGCTAAAGCACTATCTAAAAAATTAAATGTTGTATTGTCTGTTGTTGTAAAATTAAAATTATTAATATACTCTACAAATCTTCTTGTAAAACCATTAATTGTTCTTTTGACAATAACCCATGTTTGATATTCTGAATCATCAGTTGGAATAACAGCAACGCTTTCACATACTGCTTTACCTTCGTCAGTTTTTGCTAATCTAACATCGTCATCTAAAGATTTAACAGTTAAAAATCCTGTAGACAATGGCGATGTTTCTGTAATTGTAACTACATTACTACTAACTGTTGCTGTAAAATCAGAGTCAGCATTTATTAATGTTTGTAAATTTGTTGCTGTTTGGTTGTTACTAGATGTAGTATGAAATTTACCAGTTGTAGAAGATGTAGCGGATGTAAAAGTTGTAGTTGTGCCATCTGCTTTTGTAAAAACTATTCTTGTTCCATCTGCTATATTTGCATAATCTGTAACTGTAATTGTAGCATTACCAAATCTACCGCCAAAAATATGTCTGTGCCAAGCTAAAACTTCTTGTTCTCTTTGATAAGTTAAACCTATAAGTTCACCATCATCTCTAACTCCCCAAATAATTTGATTAGGTTCTTGTTGGTAAGCCATTTGTGTTATTCCGGTTTCAGTAATGTGTTCTGCAAGAATAGTCATGTCAGGTGCAATATAACCATCTACATCAAAGTTATAAGCAAGTTCTCTAATTTTTCTTTTAGCACGTTGCAAAAATAAAGTTACGTTACCTACTGAGATAGCATCTAAATTAGATGAACCATGATTAGATTGTTTTTTAATTAATATATTTGTTGGTGTAATAGCACTATCTGTTCCGCCACCTGATACTGAAAATTCACCACCTGCTGTTCCAATAACCAGAGTTCTAGTTGCTGTCATAAATCTAATGGCATTAACTTGATTAGATGCAATAGTATAAATAATAGCATCACTATCAGCTACTGTACCACCAATGTTTGCATCCATGTTTTCATAATCTCCTGATTTAGAAAAGAATACAGCTTGAGGTTGGTTTGTTGTTCCGGCAAATACTAATCTTTGTTCAAAGAAAGTAACGCAAGAAGGATGTCCTGTAGTATCTGAAAAAGCTCCTAGTTGCCAATTAGCTGTAGCCGTTGAAGCACTTAAAGTTGAAAGAATTGAAATAGTTGCGTTTGTTGTATCAGTAACTCCAGTTATCTTTGCATAACCACCATGAAGATAAACAAATCTTCCAACATCTGTAGAAAGAAAACCAGAACCACTATTAATACCAGCAACAGCAGAAGCTGCCAATGATACACCAGTTCCTATTGCTGTAGCTCCAGGATTTAAAGTTGTATCTGTTATGTTAGCATCTTGCATTGGTCCTTTAGTAAAATCAACATCAGTTAATGTCCAAGAAGTATGACCAGTACGAGATAATTTTTCTACTTCGTGTGAAGGGTGCGTAATATACATGACATCTGCTGACTGAGCAAATTTAACATCGAAAAGTTGTGCAGTTGTATAAGGTGTTGCAATTTCATAAACTTTATTAGCTACTCCAGCAGAGCTGTAAGCAGTATAGCTTGTACTATTTATATTTGTTCCATCTTTATCTGTTAATTGAAAAGTATTAGTTGTTACACCTGCAACTAAAAATCTTTTACCATTGACTTCTGTCATGCCTGAAACACTACTAATTAAAACTTCATCTCCATTTGAATAACCATGTGAACTAGAAGTAACAACAGCAGGGTTAGCTTGTGTTATGCCGGTAATAGTTTTATCACCTTCTAAAACAGCACCATTGTCTTTATAAAATCTAATTTTAAGATTAGAAAACTCAAGTATATAAGTTTGAGTTGTAGAAAATTCAAAAGGAATTAATCTTGTTTTATTATCGCTATCTAAAACTTCAGCTACAAAAGTAGAACCCGATCTTCTTGCTGCAGAGCCATGTGGATATACAATAAAGTTTTCTAATTTTTTACATCCTGAAGCATATTTACTTAGATCATTTCTGCCATCTAAACGTGGTGAAAGTTCTCCACCTGTAAAGTTGGTTAGTTGTGCTGCAACTCGTGCCATATTTAATACCTTGAGTTAATAAAGGTACTAGCTTCTATTTCATCTGTCATACCAAGGTCAGGAGAATTGTTTTGACCTTCAGTTGCATCTACAAATCTAGCATCCCTTAATTTATCTTGAAACAACTCATACATATTTTGAGCTACAGGATTAGATGATGTAATTCCATAGGCAATATCTGATCCTAATGCTGCAGATAAAGTTTCTCTTAATAGTTCATCATATTCATTAGGGTCTGTAATTCTTGCTATATATAAAATTTTCATAGAAGAAGCGTTACTTAATATTTTTCTTCCTTCTACCTTATGATCTAAATCATAATCTAATATTCTTAATAATCTTAAACAATCTGCGGGTAAAGTATATTGCTTAGTAAAACCCCAAGCAGGTGTATCTGTATCTGCTGCAAGTTCTACTCTTTTCTGTAAGCAGTTCCAAGGATGTGTTCTAAATAATGAATCTCTAACTTGAGTGTATCTAGCATTGCAAAGTCTTGCGTTTTTAGAATCTTCTGTCAATGAAAGTATTGTAGTAGCTCCTAATTGATTTAATGCTCCGTTACAAATGTCCACTACTGATGCCATATATAAAATTCCTTTTTTTAGTAGAGTAGATAGGTAAGTTCCACTCTCGCTTTCCTTACCTACCTACATAATATTTTATAATCTAAATTCTTTTTAAAAGAAAGGGGATTTCTCCCCTTTCTTAATTATTTATTAATTAACTATGTAATTAATGTTCCAGTTTAATGAACCAGCAGTACCACCAGTTGCGTCAAAAGTAATCGCAATATAGTAATATCCACCAGGGTCTGTACTATCACCAGCTAATTCCCAAAGTTTTTGAGAACCAGTGTTCAAGTCAGCAGCTTCAAAA